ACGAATTTAAAAAATTAATACCAGCACTAACTGTTGAAGAATTTAAACAACTTGAACAAAATTGTTTAGATGAAGGAATACGAGAAAAAATAATAACTTGGAACGGGTTTATAATTGACGGACACAATCGTTATGAAATAGCGACACGTTGGAATTTAGAATACCAAACTGAAGCAAAACGTTTTAAAGACGAAAACGAAGTTAAAGAATGGATGATAAACAACCAATTTGGTAGAAGAAATTTAAGTAACTACCAAAGAAGTGTTTTAGCATTGGAACTTGAAAGCGTGTTTAGTGCAAGGGCTAAGGAACAACAAGTTAGAAAGCCAGAATCTGTTATTCAGATATCTGAAGAACAAAAGCCAATAGTAGCAATAAAAGAAATAGCAAAAGTTGCAAATGTTTCACACGACACAATAGCAAAAGTTAAGAAAATACAAGCGGTTGCAACACCTGAAATAAAAGCAAAATTAAGCACAGGCGAAGTAAGTATTAACCAAGCATACCAAGACATAAAAAAAGAAGAAAAAAAAGAAGAGCGTTTAAATCAAATTGAAGAAATAAAAATAAAAATAGAAGAAGAAAATTTAACAATTAAAAACAAAAAATACCACGTTATAGCAATTGACCCCCCTTGGAATTATAAAGAAAAAGGCGGTTTTAGTTCGGAAGATTACGACAGCAAAAGTAACAGGGGAGCAGTTGACTATCCTACTATGAATTTAGAACAAATTAAAAAAATAGATTTGCCTGAAGCTGATGATTGCATTTTGTTTTTATGGACAACACACGCGTTTTTAAAAGATAGTTTTGAAATTTTAGAACATTGGGGTTACAATTACAAAGCAACTTTAGTTTGGGACAAAGTTAAAATGGGACTTGGCAGGACAATTAGAATGCAAGTAGAATTTTGTTTAATTGCAATTAAAGGCAACCCAATAATAAACGGTAGTTCGGAACGTGATATTATAACTGAAGCAAGACGAGAACACTCACGGAAGCCTGAAGCATTTTATGAAATGGTTGATAGAATGTGTATAGGAAATAAATTAGATTATTTTAGTAGAAACAACAGAATTAATTGGGAACATTATGGAGCAGAAAAAGGAAAGTATTAAAGTGCAAAAAGGCGAATGGGATTTTGCAAGAAAAGATTCTTATGTTGTAAATTTTAAAGGTAGGAATTTTGGCAAATGTACGCCAACCGATTTAGATTGGGTTTTAGAAATAAGCGACAAAGTTTTAATTTTTGCAGAAGTTAAAAGAAGCGAAAAAATTAACGGTTTACCAATTGGACAAAAAATATTAGCGCAAAATTTATGTAGATATATTAGTCCAGAAATAATACCTGTTTATTTTTTATATGTTCAAGGAGTTGTAGAAAATAACCAAATTGAAATTGAAAACGCAACAGTATTAAGTTTTTATTCAAACACAACTAACAAATGGGAAGAACGAAATATATTGTTTAAAAACGCAATAGATTTAATTATAAAAAAACATTGTTAAAAAAATTATTATTTAGAATTAATTATTATATTTGCAACTGTACTCGTCTAACATTATAAGTACAAAAGGAATTATTACCCTTGTTTATGAAGTTGAAGTTAGACGCAACGGATTTTACAAGGGTTTTTTTATTTAAAAAATTTAGTATGGCTGAAGAAAAAAAAGGATTTATATTGTATAGTGACATAATACATACAATAGAAAAATTAACAGACGAACAAGCAGGAAAATTGTTTAAACATATTTTAAAATATGTAAATGATTTAAACCCAGAATGCGAAGACTTAATAACGGAAATTGCATTTGAACCAATTAAACAAAGTTTAAAACGTGACTTGTTAAAATGGGACGATAAGAAACAAAAACGAAGTGATGCAGGAATAGCAGGAGCAACAAAAAGATGGCAAAATATAGCAAACGATAGCAAACGCATAAAACCGATAGCAAACATAGCTGTAAGTGTTAATGATAGTGTTAATGTAAATGTAAAAGATATATATAGGAGCTTCGCTCATTTGTCTATTTCTGAAGACGAAGTAAAAAAGTTATTAGATAAACATACAATTACACAAATAAACAACGTACTAAACGACATTGAAAATTACAAGCAAAATACTAAATATAAAAGTTTATATTTAACGGCTGTAAAATGGCTACAGAAAAACGAACCAACTTCCGAAGGTATTTCACCTGAAGAAATAAAAGCAAGAAAATATGGATATATTAAATAACGGTTCAGCACTTGATTATTTATTGAACTACAGAGACGGTAAAATAAAACACGGTTTAGAACTTGGAAATGGACTTGATGACTATTTAAAATTTAAACGTAAACAAGTAAACATAATTTTAGGACACGACAACGTAGGTAAAACTTATTTTATAAATTGGTATTTTTTAGCACTTGCACTAAAGCACAAATTAAAGTTTATTATTTGGAGCGGTGAAAATCAACACGGACAAATTTTGCGAGATTTAATTCAGATGTACGCAGGAATAAATTTTAAACAATTAACACACGATGAAATAAGAAACTACAGCGCATATTTAGAACAATACTTTACATTTGTAAAAAACGACCGCCTGTATAAACACGAAGAACTATTTAAAATATTTGAACAAAGCGAATGCGATGTAGCACTTATTGACCCATTTACAGGTTTAGACCGCAATATGACTTACGAAGGTAACTACCAATTTATGAATGCAGCACGACAATTTGTAAACAAAACAGGAATGACAATTTACATAAACACGCACCCAAATACTGAAAGCGGAAGGAGTTCTAACATTTATACTGAAGGAGACTTTAAAGGACATTTAAAAGCACCGTTAAAAGACCACGTAGAAGGTGGCAAAGCATTTACAAATAGGTGCGACGATATGATAGTAGTTCACAGACTAATAAAGCACGATGTTATGAAATACGTTACTTGGGTTTCTACTGAAAAAATTAAAGACATAGACACAGGCGGTAAACATACCGGATTAAACGACCCTGTTTATTGCGAATACAATTACGGTTTAGGTTTTAAAGTTTACGGAAAAGACGTAATTTCGGAATATAGACCAACAACAAAAACTAACTTAAATATTTTTTAAAATGGAACTTGACTTATTGAGCAGTAGAATTAATCTTAACCACACTTGTTTAAAATTACAAGTTAGCATTGAAGACATAAAAACGAAACACCCTAACCGAACAGACTTAATAACTTCAATGGAGCAAAGTTTGTACGAAATAAAAAAAGCAATGGTTGTTTACCAAACGTTAGAAAAAGAATTTAGAGCGACAAGACAAATTAACTTTGACCTTCAGCGTATAAATTTAGAGCAGATGCAGGAAATACAAAATTTTAAAAGACAAATAGAGTTAAACAATATGGAACTTTGAAAACACGAACTAAAAAATGTTTTAATTGCAAAGAAGAATTTACACCGTACAGCACACTACAAAAGTTTTGTTTAAAAAACGAATGTATAAAAGCAATGGTTGAAACGCAAAAGTTAAAGGAATGGAACAAGAAGAAAAAAAAATTAGTTGAAAACTTAAAAACTGCAAACGACTATTTAAAAATTGCTCAACAGGTGTTTAATAAATTTATTCGTGTTCGTGACGCTGGACTAAATTGTATTTCGTGCAACAAACCTATTATAGGAGTAAAACACGCATCACACTATTTAAGTTCAGGAGGACATTCAGCAGTTAGATTTAACGAAAATAATGTTTGGGTATCTTGTTATAAATGCAACGTTATGTTATCAGGTAATTTAATTCAATATAGAAAAAGATTAATAGTAAAAATAGGAATTGAAAAAGTAGAATGGTTAGAAGAATTTGGAAATAGAGAAAAAAAATGGAGTAAAGACGAATTAAAATTGTTAATAAAACAATATAAAGAAAAAATTAATGAGTTAAATAAATAATTATTTTTGTATTGTAGAGTTACGGCTACATTTAAAAACATTTTAAATCCTTAGCGTAAGTAGAGCCCGTAACCTCGAAAGCGTTAAGGTTTTTTTATTTATGGAAGTTTGGAAAAATGTTATTGGATATGAAGAAATTTATCAAGTATCTAATTTAGGAAGAATTAAAAGAGTTGGTAAAAATCATTTATGCAACTTTAAATATCAAGGTGATTATTATCTTAAACCACTTGATAATGGTAAAGGATATTTAAGAATAAAATTATCAAATAAAGGAGTTTCTAAAAGAGTTATGCTTCATAGAATTATAGCAGAAGCATTTATTCCTAATCCAAATAATAAAAAAGTTATTAATCATATTAATTGTAATAAAAAAGATAATTCAATTAAAAATTTGGAATGGTGTACTCAAAGTGAAAATTGTTTACATTCAGTAAAATTAGGAAGGTGGACACAAGGAATAAAAAAAAATTAAAATAGTTGTTTATTAAATAACTATTCTTATATTTGCATATATTATTAACTTAAATTATTTAACTATGAAACATTTATTTAAAAGTTTAGCAGCGTTCCAACAAGAAGTTCCTGTTATTCACAAAGCAACACAAGGTTACGGTTACACTTACGCAGACTTGCCGAAAATCTTTGAAGTAATTAATCCATTACTAAAAAAACACGGATTAGGGTTTACACAATTACTTAATTCAAAAGATGGCGAAAACTATTTAGCTACTATTTTATTTCACGTTGAAAGCGGTGAAAGTTTAGAAAGCAATACTTTAATTCCACAAATTGAATTAAAACAAATGAATTTATACCAAAGTTTCGGAAGTGGAACAACCTACTTTCGTAGGTACTGTTTGAGTTCAATTTTGGGTATTGTTTCGGAAAAAGATTTGGACGCTTCTGGAGAACAAGTAAAACACGAACCTAAAAAATTAACGCTAACAAACGAGCGGTTTCAAAAGGCAATTGATGCAATAGGTAAAGGAGAATTTACAACCGAGCAATTAATAGGTCTTTATGATTTAACACCTGCACAATTAAAAACGTTAAAATTATGAAAATACGTTGTTCAGCATTGGGGCGGTTAATGACCGCTCCACGCACCAAGACCGAGACATTAAGCAAAACCGCAAAGAGTTACATCCAAGAACTTGTTTTAGAAGAAAAATACGGAATTAAAAAAGAATTTAGTTCACGTTACACGGACAAAGGTTTACAATGCGAAGACGAAGCAATTAGTTTGGTAAACGATGTTTTAGGATTAGGATTTATATTTAAGAACGAAGAACATTTTAACAACGAATGGATTACAGGAACGCCTGACGTAAACACGAATGATGTTTTACTTGACATTAAATGCAGTTACGAAGCACACACGTTTCCGTTCTTTGAAGACGAAATACCTACAAAGGATTACTACTATCAATTGATGGGTTACCTTTGGCTTACGAATAAAACCGAAGCGTTGTTATGTTATTGTTTAGTAAACACACCTTTAGAAATAGTTGAAGACGAAATACGCAGGGAACATTGGAAACAATTTAAAATTGACGAAGACGCAGAAATTAGAGAATACGTAGAAAAGAAACATAACTTCGACCACCTTCCAGAACAAACAAAAGTAAAAGTCTTTAAAATTGAACGTGATGAAACTGTAATTTGGGAAATACAAAACAAAGTAGAAGAAGCAAGGATTTATTTTAACAGTTTAATAGAAACAATATGAAAGCAATACTTGAATTTAATTTGCCTGAAGAAAAAGAAGATTTTGACTTTGCAACCAAAGGAATTAATTATTATTCAGCACTTGTTGAGTTTGACAATTGGTTAAGAAGCGAATACAAGTACAACGGTAACGAAGCAATGTTTGAAGTAAGGGAAAAACTAAACTATTTTATAAACGAAAACAATGTAACAATATGAAAGAAAAAGCAATAGCAATTATTATTTGGATAGCAATTTATGGTTTTGCTGCCGTTGGTATTTACAATTTATTTAATTGGCTGATATGACACCAAGAGAAAAAGCATCACAACTAATAGTTGATTATCAAATAAAATGTAAATCATTAAACTATGATGAAGCTAAACAATGTGCATTAATAGCAGTTGATGAAATGCTAGATTTTAGAAATGCTTTATACATTAACGAGGGAAGTTTAGCACACAAATATTTATTAGACATTAAACAAGAAATAGAAAAACTATGAACATACAAATACAAGACAAAAACGTTTTAAGCGTAATGGCTAAATTTAAAGAACGTTCAGAAGCAGGAATAAAGAAATACAAGACAACGTTAGAACGAACAGATTTAACAACGTTAGAATGGCTTACACACGCACAAGAAGAAGCAATGGACTTTGTTCTTTACTTGGAGCGATTAAAACACGAATACAAACAATTTAAATAAATAAAAATGGAAACAAGAAACAACACAGGTGCAATTTTTAAGAACGACAACAAAAAAGCGGAAAACCACCCAGACTACAAAGGTAAAGTAAACGTAAACGGCAAGGATATGGAAGTAGCGTTATGGATGAAGACTTCAGCAAAAGGAGTTAAATTTATGTCAGCTTCATTCAGCGAACCATTTGTAAAAGGTGAGCCACAAATTAACGGAACTTTAAAACAACCAAGTTATGTTAATTTAGATGTAAACGACGATTTACCATTTTGATATGTACATACAAGACGAACAATTACGAATTGAAGTAAAAAACATTTTAAGGTTAAAAACACGAAACAGCATAGTTAAAGAAATACAGGACAAAGGAAACAAGTTCCATTTTTTCCAGCTTACAAACTTTTTGGAAGGTAAAGACGTTTCGTTATCAACGCTTAAAAAAATAGATTACTTCGTAAACAAATAAAATTTTTAGATTAAAAACGTAGGCGCAGACTTAATTGTTTGCGCTTTTTTTGTTCTACACAACTAATTGTTAATAAATTCGTTTGTTTATTGTTGAAAAATTAATCATACATTTGCTTAATATCTAAACAATGAAATATTGGAATGGTTAACTAAAGTTGCAAAGCATCATAACGAATGGGTTAAAATGGTTAATCAATTTGGCGAATACTTCTTTGCTGAAGACATAGTCCAAGAAACGTACATAATGTTAATGAAATGGAGCAGCGAAGAAAAACTATTTAAAGACGGAAACATAAGTAAAGGTTATATGTGGTTAGCTTTAAAAAATACTTTCCTTCAGCACGTGAACAAAAACAACAAAATTAAATTTATACCTTTAGACGACGTTTACAATTTAGCAGAAGAAAACAACACCGAAGAAAACGAAGCTTACAACGACTTGCTGAATAATGTAGATTTAGAGTGTGATAGTTGGCACTGGTACGACAAACAATTATTTGAACTGTACAAAAACACGAATAAAAGTTTACGACAAATAAGTGCAGAAACAAACATAAGCGTAACAAGTATATTTAACACGGTTAAAACTTGTAAAAAACGAATTAAAAATAACGTAGGTGAAGACTACCAAGATTTTATAAACAAAGATTACGAACTAATAAAAAAAACAAAATGAAAAGTAAAGGATTAGGCGATACAATCGCAAAAATTACAGAAGCAACAGGAATTGATAAACTTGCAAAATTTGTATTAGGTGAAGACTGCGGATGCGATGAACGTAAAGAAAAGTTAAACAAACTATTTCCGTATGCAAAACCAAAGTGTTTGACTGAAGATGAGTTTAACACGTTAGACACTTATTTTAAGCAAAACACGAACACACTTACAAGCGATGAACAAACAAGTCTAATAGCAATAAACAACAGAGTATTAAACCAAAAATTAACGTTTAGCACCTGTTCAAGTTGTCTTCGTGATTTAGTAAGTAAGCTGCGAGTAATTTACAACGAGTACACTCCAGAACAAACAGAAGATGCAAGTAGCGAAGGTTAAGATAAACAGCATAAAGACGAACCCCAAGAACCCACGTTTAATAAAAGACGACAAGTTTAAAAAGTTAGTCAATTCAATTAAGGAGTTTCCGCAAATGTTAGAACTGCGACCAATTGTAGTAGATGAAAACAATATAATACTTGGTGGAAATATGCGACACAAAGCCTGTATTGAAGCAGGACTAAAAGAAGTTTATATTGTACAAGCAAAAGATTTAACCGAACTACAAAAAGACGAATTCATAGTCAAAGATAACGTAGGTTTTGGCGAGTGGGATTGGGATATTTTAGCGAATGAATGGGACACGGACAAATTACAAGATTGGGGGTTAAGTTTGCCTGTATTTATGTACGAACCAAGCTACGAAGATTTAATAGGCGAAGAAAAGAATAAACCCGCTTCGATGAAAATAACTTTTACAAGTCCAGAACAATTACAAAAAGCAGAAATAGAAATACAAGAAATTTTAGATAGGAATTATTCGGGTGCTTATTTTAGTGTTTCAGCAGGAGAAATATGAAATTAGAAATTGCTTCAAGTAAAGCTATTAAATATGCCTGTTTAAATTTTCATTATGCAAAAGCAGTGCCTACTTATTCAATAGGTTATTCTGTTTTTGAAAATAATAATTGGTGTGGAGTTGTTTTATTTGGTGGTGGAGCTTCGGTAAATATGCCTAAAAAATTTAATTTAAGAAATGGCCAATATTTAGAGTTAAATAGAATGGCGTTAAACGGAAAACAATCTTCAACAAGTAAAGTTTTATCAATAGCAATTAAACTAATTAAGAAAGAATGTCCAACGGTTAGAATGCTATTTAGTTATGCAGATAAAGGGCAAGAACATAAAGGAATAATTTACCAAGCAACTAATTGGTATTATATTGAGAATATTGAAAGTAGTGGAACGGAATATTTATTAAACGGAATATGGAAACACGATAGGGGAAGATATAATTGGGGAGTAGATTTTAAGAAATTAACAAAAAGAAAAAAAGCAGGAAAACACAAATATATTTACCCACTTAATAAAACTTTAATACCTTTATGTAAGTCTTTAAGTAAACCATACCCAAAAAATGCGCAAGAAGTTAATAAGGATAAACACGATGCAACCTGCATTGAAATAGGCGGTTCGAATCCGACCCTTGCGCTCAAATAAACAGTGAAATAACAAAGAAAATGGCAAACAAATTAGACAACTTAAAACCATTTGAACAAGGCGAAAGCGGAAACC